ACTTAATATTGGTAGAATCGAATACTAGTTCTCCAGCTGCAGGCGTACCCGCATTTGAGAGGTTTCCACCTCTCTTTATTTGAATCGTGTTAGCCATTTAAAGTTCTAAACAAATGTTCCGCAATCTATAGTAGATGATACTATCTTAGCACTAAAATCACCTTGTGAATAAGTTACATCACCAGTTAAAACTATACCATTAGTGACATTAGGAGCTTCGTCTACTGTATCATAAACTTTCCAAACGCCATCTGTAGCATCTCTAAATATTCCAGTATATTTTGTACCAGAAGATACATATTTACCATAAACACCTATATCCATGGCATCAGCTGCATTACCACTTGCTAATTCCATTTGTGGATCTTCAACAGTAACAGTTGCTACATTTTGAGTTACTGTAGTGCCGTCTACTTGAAAGTTTCCTGGTACTCTAACTGTAGCACTAGTACCACCAAGATTTAATGTATTTGCACCAATAGAAGCATAAATAGAATGTGTTGCTGCTGTACAGTCAATATCAACCATTCCTGCTAAAGATGTAGCAGCTGTTCCTAAATCTACTGAAGTTGACCCGATTGTCACAGAATCATTTGCTAGTTTAGCATTAGCAATACTTCCTGCTAATTGTGCATTTGATACACCTAATGGTTTAATATCAACTTCCCCTCCAGATGTTACTTCAAAGTCTGCTGTAGCAAAAGATGCTATTCCAGTAGCTGATACTGTTGCATTTGGTATTAAACCTTTTGCGTCTGTAGCAGTACCAGATGCATTACCATAGTAAAGCCTTGGTCCATTTCCAGTCGTCTGAACTCTTAGTCCCAGTTCTCCATAAACTAGAGAAGGAACAGCATTTTCAGTATTACTTCTTCTTAATTGTATTGTATTCGCCATATTATTCCCCTTGTTGTTATTCTATTGTTAAAAACCGTCTCCTCCGTCAATGCCCTCATTTTGCATAAGAACTTCAGCATCTGTTACAGTAAAAGTAACTGTATCTCCAGATACGGCTGTTGTTATTCCTGTTCCCCCTGTTAGGGTTAAAGTCTCTCCATCAGTAATATTAGCAGTTCCAGTATCTCCTGTTGCTGTAAACTGACTAAAAGAAGAAGCTAATGTATTTCTATTAATTGTAACTTGAGATTCTTTTTTATTGATAACTACTTTGTTATCTTGTCTTTTTACCGTTACACTCATCTTGAAATTCCTTCTACTACTGTTACTGTTCCTTCTAAATCTCTGTGCCAAATATTCAAAGCATCTTGTCTATATAAATCATATACATAAGATGTATTTGTTAGTAATAATGTTTTAGTATCTGTTAATTTTAATGCTACTCTACCAGTTCTTCCAACGTTCCCACTATTTGGAGTATCATTATTTGTATCTACTGCTAATAATGCAGTACTAAATGTAGCTTCTTCAGTACTCACTTCTGGAGATCGTTTAATCTTTGCTAAAAAATGAGGAGCTGTAAATTCACTAGCACCATCACTTGTATCATTATAATCTTCTAAATCAATCACAACGTCTGCTGCATCTTTTAACTGTATTTCTAAAGTAAAATCAATACCTTGTTCTATTATAATATTATGCTTTGCTGCGGCCATGTTTTCTCCTACATATCATGATTTCTAATTGAATAATTAGAACCATCTCTTCCTTTGTTTTTATAAGCTTTTGCCATATTAACACATTCTTTCCATTCTGCCTTATAGTACATAACAGTTTTTGGATTACCTCTTTGAGCGTGAAGTTGCTCTAAAACTCTATACATAATTCCCTCATGAAATTGATTAGGATAAGAAGGGGTGCTTGTTAAAGTTGCATTAAACTTAGTTCCTTTCTTTTTATAGTGAATTGTAATCTTGTATCCACTATCAATTTCACTTGAAGTTAATGATGTAATCTTGTTTTCTGAATAATTCCATTTACCTATTAAGATTTTGTTATCACGAAGTGTATACACTAAATCGTCTGTAGGCCAATCAAATTTACTTGCTAATGCCATTATATATCCCAATCCGTATCTGTTATTTCACCTAAAATTCTTTTTACTTGTTTTCCAGTACCTTCCGTACCGTAATCTACTCTAGTAACCTCTAAAACATCATCTGCAGTTAGGCCTGTTCCCCCTGATTCTACATTAAAATCTGTTAAAGCATATCTTCTTTTATTTGCTGTTGGAGAAGCATCTGCCCACCCAGTTAATAATCCAGCAGTTTCATTGTCAAATTTATCCATCGCCCTATTTAGCATAAGTCTAATTTGAGTTTCCCCTACTTCGGGAAATTCTTGTTGTATTGTTTCAATCATTTCTTTTTGTGTCATGAGTCTTCCCCTCTTTTACCAGATGAACCAATAAATGTTGCTAATGCTGCTTGGTATTCAGCCTGCAACATTTGTAAATCTTGTAATTTTAATCCATGCTCTTCGCTATCGTCTTGGTATTCGTTTAATTCACTTAATCGTGCTCTAATTGCTGTTTTTAAAATAATTAAATGCTCTATTTCATCAGGAGCTCCTACTAAACCAGATGTAGACAAGTCACTATCAAATACTATTGTTGGATAATTTACATGATGTACCCTAGCATCATTTCCACTAGATACAACAGGTTTAATATATACTTTTCCACCTTCTTTATAAAATACTGGAGATTCGTTAGTAGCAAAATAAATTGAATTAGAATCAGTTGCTCTAGAAGCATTTGCTGCATCTATTTCCACAGCTCTTAAACTATTTCTAGAAGCATATAATATTCTTGATGCTGTAATTGCTGCACCTGCTCCATTTAAATCAGGTGTATATCCTGATATACTCCACAACATCTCTATTGGTAGTACGTTTATAATTTCTTTTGCTGCATCAGTTGCAAATTGCCCTATAGCTACATTATCTACAGTAATATCTTGTAATAAATCTTTAATTCTTGTTTTTACACTACTATCAGCCATCTTTTTTCCCTTTATATGAGGGGGTTATTGCTAACCCCCTCAGTTAACCTATTACGTATTAAAATTCAAAATAGCATGAGTTTCTGAAAGAGAAATCTCAAGACCTGCTTCTGTAAGAATTTGGTCTTTTCTTCCATCTGTTTCTGCTGTTTGAATATTAGTAAGAATATGAGTATCTCTATTGACACCATTACCAACTAGTGGTCTATAAGCGACATTCTTTAGATCAACCACAATAGCGTGGTTAGCCCAAGGGCCTCTTAATAGTGGTTCCATAACAAAGTTTAAATCACCGTATAAGGTGCTAACTTTAGTTATTTGAACTCCTTGGAACATACTAGCGTCTTTACTTACTTCTACACCATACATGGCTGAAGTAGGTACACCTGCAGCTGTAGTTCCAACTCCAGATGCCATAGTATTTCCTAGGAATGAACTTCCACCTAGTTTGTTAAGCCAATTCATAATTGAACGAGAAGCAAGAACAAGCTTTGAACCGCCTGCTGCTGATTCTGCATCAAATATGTCTGACATAGCGTCTACGAAGTCATCGTACCCTGAACTTGCATAGGTAAAGTTTTTAATTTTACCATTGATTTCAGTATAAGGTAAGATACCCCATGTTTTACGTTCTGAAGCAGTAGTCGCTCCTGGAGCGTCTGCTGATTGACCGTAACCGAATAATAGAGCGTTTTCAATGTCCATCTTATGTTCCATAAGTTTTTCCTTGTAAACTCTCATATATTCGTTTGAGTCTCCACGATAACGTGTAGCTAGAGCTGTACCAGAAAATAGAGGTACTGCAGTCTTGAAAATCTGACAGTATCCTTCTTCTGAGTAAAACTCATCTCTAAACCCTTCTGGAGCGCCAGTTCCTTCAGCCCATGATGAACCGATTACTTGCGCTTTTGCATTGATTGCAAAGGCTAGTGTGTCACTAGCGTCTGCTGTTGCAATACCCTTAGGACTTGAGTCAGCATCAGGTTTATACAACATTTTAATAAATGTTGCTGCCTGGATGTCTTTCTTTGTTGCGTCTGCGTCTGCTACAGTAACAAGTTTGTAATAAACTATTACATCTACTGCTGCTGCACCGTCGTGAACGAATAGACCCTCTACAGCTATTACTTGACCAGCTGTTAAAAACTCTGGTGCTGTGTTAGTGCTTACCACTCTTCCGAACTTATCATAATCGCATGAAACATAAAATGCCCAATCGTTTTCAATGTTCAAACTTGCGTCATTTGTTAACCAAGTTTGTGCTGAAACGGCTGCGGTTAATGTAAAGTTTCTACGTTGCCATTGGTGTCTTTTTTCCAAAAATTTGAAAACAGGGTCATCAGTTGGCTTTTTAGCTACTTTCGATAAATACGCAAAGAAGGGTGAACTAGCTGGATTTAACTCTGCGACTCTTTCACCGAAGTTAAAGACTCGTCTTCTGTCGTCAATACTAACCTGTCCCGCTGGGGAAGCTGCACCGACTGTTTGTGAGTATACATTTGCCATTTTTATTCTCCTTTACTAGAATATATTTGTTTTATTAAAATCATCAACCATGACATCCATCATGACATCTTCGGTTGATTTATTTGGCGACTGCACACTTGCGCCTTGCTGTACCCCTATTGGCTTTGGGATGCTGAGTTTCTCACTTCTTTGTTTCATTTGGTCTGCTTTCTGTTGAGCTTGTGGAGCTATCTGTTGTCCTGTAGCTTCCTGTGGGATATTTCCCATGTTCAACTGATGAAGTTTCACCAAGTTATCCAAAGACAATGAATCTGGAGAGCTCATTGACGTTATAAAATCATTAGCTTGTTCTGGCGTATAACCATGACGACCTTGCAACTGAGCAAGAGTATCTTGATGTTGTTGCTGTGCCATTTGTTTTTCCGCTTGAACTTGTAACGATTTTTGTCTGTTCTCATCCTGAGTCATTAAGTAATCACTCATATTATCCATATAGCTTTCTTTTGCTACTACATATTGCGCAGAACTACTATCTGGATCGGCAAGAGCTTCGGAATAATCATAGTCTGATGGCTTCACAGGTTTTGAAGGCTTAACTGAAGTAGGTTCTTCAATTTCCTCTTTAACTTGAGCAGGTTGTTGCTTTAAAGTATCCATTTCAACTCTAAGAGCATCTAGTTCTACTTTTTGCTTATCTGCTTGTGATTGCCAGTATTGAAATTGACTATCATTTTCTTTTGCTGCCACATTATCAGAAGTACTTAAAGGTTCATTTTGAACGAGTTCGTCTTCTCTTGGTGTGTCTTCCTCTTGTACAAAAGGGTCGTTACTTCCAAGATTAAAGACTTCTTCGAAAATGTCTTCTTGAGTAGGGGTTGAATCTGCAATCTGTTCTTGCCCTTGCTCCTCTAATGTATTGCTATTTAATTGGTTATCCATTTTATTCTCCTATGTCAACTCTCATCTTCTTCAAAGATACTGTCTGGTCCCTCTTCTGGAGCTTCTGAGTTCATTAACTGTTTTTGTTGGTCTCCTAATCTAGCTTGAAATAAACTAGATGCCATATCAGCTCTATTAGATACCTTATCCAATGTTGAGCTAAACTTTTCTACTTCGAGACGTTTCTTAGCATGTACAGATTCTCTATCTGCAGTTTGTAAGTCGCCTTTTACTTTCTTCAATTCTTCTTGTAATTGTTGATTCTCTGCTTGCATTTGTTGCATTTGACCTGAACGTTCTAGTACACCTTCTATGTCTACTATTTCAGATTTCTTCAACACTTCTACTTGGTCGATTAGTCCCATCTTATACATCTCCATGTAATTATTTAATAGTGCCATTCTATTTGTTGGTAATGTAGAACCAGAAACAACAACGATATCATATTTACCAGCAGAAACATCATGAAACTTAGCTACCTCGCCATTTTCGCCTTCTGCGTAAAAATTAAATCTTTCTTCTTTTTCTGTTCCATTTGGTTGAACCAGTCTAATAACTTTTTCTTCTGTATATAATTGTTGCATTAGAGGTATAGCAACTTTTCCAAGTTGGTTTAAAGCATCTTCTATATCATCTCTACGAGATTTAATTCTTCTTTGTCCAAATTCATCTACAACTATAGTACCTCTATAGGTAGATGGAGCCTTTCCCCCGCCTTGCATCAACTCATAAATTCCAAAACCATATTCTAAGTCAGCTTTTGCATCTGCTTCATTTTTATATAACTCATTTGGTAGTGGTACTGGCCCTGCTACTATTGGAGCACCTAGTTCAGCATCAAATTCAATAACAGCTGTTCCTGCTCTACCCCATTCTTCTTCTATTTGTCTTTTATCTACAGAACCTCTAGGGATAAGTAATTTAACATTCGTACTAGAACTAGCATGAGATATAATTAAAGAACGAATTTTATTTATATATTCCTGTAAAGGTCTATATAAACGTACATCTGATTCTGGGTATGGAGTACGTAGATGTACGTTCATAATTGGTACAATAGGATAATCTTCACATGGTAGTATTCTATGATATAGTAAAGAATCTCCTACACTTGCTACCATCTTAACACGGGGTATATCTACTTCATTAGACATAATTGCTTCTATTCCAATAAGTTCTTCTGCAGTAGTCGGTAGTATTGCAGTTGTAGTACCTGGAATACCATTTTCATCTTCTTGCCCTGGAACTCTTACTGGTTCTTGTGGTACAGGTTGTCCTGTTTGAGGATCCATTTGCATTGGAGGTAATGCTAAGTGAAATAATGCTCCTTCTGTTTCTAATATATTCATTAAATCTTCTACAGCTTCAGGTTCCCATATAATAGTTTCTTCTCCAGTTACCTTTCTAAGCCTTATATATAAACTTTGTTGGTATTCTTCATATTCTTCTGAGTCATAAACATATTCTCTATTAGCAAAGGGTTCAAATACATTATAATACTGATGAATCTCTCTAGTATATCTTTCTAAGTATCTTCTAACAGTATGTGTTCTATCCTCTACTTCACTTGGAAATATTTGATTTGACTGCTTACTAAGATTTGTACCTGGATAATTACTTGATGCTTCTGGTTCTTCAGCTGCATTATCTATAATGTCAGCATATTCTGGATATACTTGAGAAGCGTGCTCGTCAGTCATATATTGTGCATAAATAATATGAGCTGCATCCCTACAAAATTTATCCTTCGAGTTCGGGTCGATATATAAATTCAAAGGATCGCAAGATTTTATCATAACTTCGCCTTTTCCAAGGTCTGCGTCAGGGTCTTGATACACTTGCATCACTCCCATACCTCCTACATAATAATCATCAATAGCCTGTTTTAATTCTAAATCTCCCTGTGAAACTTCCCACATATATTGAAAAAGGTCTGAAAAAACCTTTGCTGTACGTCTATCTGAATCTTCTCTTCCAGTTGAGCGAAACTGTGGAGAATTATATGTTAACAACGATTTTGCTGTTTCTACAATAGGGTGAATACGATTTACGACAATAGGAGCTTGTCCTTTTGCTTCTAGCATTTCTTGCTGCTCTTTAGTCCATTGAGCTCCCGCTCTAAATTCTATTGCTTCTTGAAATTTTTGTGCCCAAGAGTCTCTTGAGGAATTATACTGTGTCCAAAGTTCTTTAGATTTTTGAACTTCTTCGTTAGTTTCTCTGGCTTCGGGGTTCTGAGTTTTATGGTCAAAGACTAATTTTAAGTCTTCTTTATTTTGATTTCTCTTTTTTGCCGAGTTTCGATTCAAATTTGCCATTCTTAGTTTTTACCTTTATATAGTTGGTAGGTACTTCTATTTCATTTATATTATCCATTTTATCTATAAAATCATTGAAGTCCATAGCATATTTGGTCATATTTATTGTTTTTGCCATAAAAATCGTATTGATAGTCTATAACATTTTTTTAATTAAAGTCAAGGATTATTTTAAATAAGTCGCCAATCGACTATTTTTCTGTAGAAAGGCTTATTATCTTTCTCTTCCTTATCTATTGTATCGTGAGTAGGTCTATATGCATTTTTATTAGCATAGAAGAATCCATCTAACAAGTCATCGTTCTTACCTCTAGGGTATAGTAATAATTCATCTTCTAACTCTATCATGCTTTTTTTCATATAAACTTTTTTATTAGCAAATAGGGGTTGTAGACTTTCTAAACGATAAGATTTAGATGTTCTAGGATTTTCTTTTATTTCTAGACCTGGTATAAAAAGTTTCAATTTCTCTGCCTGCTCTTTTATGTATTGTCGTAGCATCTCCTGATAACCAACAGATTCAATTCTTGTTTTAGTGCTTTGGTATAATTTAAAGTTTTCTATGATATTATCTGCCAAGTTAAGGGGGTTAGCTCTTTTTCTATAATAAGGTAAGCAGAATCGATTATTGTCTTCATCAATAGCAATATTGAATATAACAGAATAGTCTGCAGTTTTCTTTGTACTACTAGCAGGGTCGACACCAGTAAATACATTTACAGGTCTAACCTCAGTAACTTCCTCACCATGAAGGCTCGTCAGTACGAGGTTCGACAACCCTGCCCTATCCGTTTCAATATGTCCATCATACCATTGAAAGTCTTCTGGTCGGAATAAATTATCCTCATCTCCAACAATCTGACATAAGTATTCTCGATAGAATACGGATAGTCGGTTTATACTATCTAATTCTTTTTTCTTTTGTATTAATTTTTCAATAGGCCACACATCTTCCCATAAAGGAATATTATCTTCTAAACTAGGCCTGAACTCTAAATTTGTCCATCCATCCATATCTTTTAAAGTTTCTACGAGACATCTTTGATGTTGAGGAGTACCAATGACACATATCTTACCACGAAGGGCATCCAAGGATGGAACACCAGATTGCAAGAGCCAACGTAGATTAAATTCCATCGCTTCCGATGTTTTTGTATTAACCTCATCTTCAGGATCGTCGAGAATGAGTAATGTTGGTCGTTGATTTCCATGTTTAATCCCACGTATTTGTTGTCCTGTTCCTTTACATATAATAATAGAACCATCTTTTAATTCAATTTCATTGTTACTCCACTTCCTTGCAGAGTGTTGTCCCCAATATCCAAAAAAATATCTGAACTCTTTAGAGTAATCTAACACATCTTTTATTGTACCTAATAACTTTGTAGCATGAGACTGTGTACGAGATACCAATACGATTACTTTTATTCCTTTATCAAACATTAAGTGAAATAGAGGATATACACCAGCAACAACAGAACTCTTAGCGTGTCCTCTTGGAGCAATAATGTTTATTTGTTTGATGTCATTATCTTGCAACGCTTCTGTAATCGTATAATGAAACTTAGGAGATTCCGAACTAAACATATTGGGCATAACCATCCTACCGAACAACAACATATCTTGTTGCATTTTAGTTATAATTTCTCTTTTATCTGTCATCTAATTTTTTCTTTGATAACATGTTTAACTTCCACTATGATACCCTGGTCATTAGCAACCGCATACAAAGTATTAAGGAAAGATACCAATGTATCCTTATTCTTATGCTTCACTATCAGTATTTTTTCCATCTGCTACTTCCTGTATTTTCGTTGCAACTAGTTTCTTTTTTTGTTCTTCAAAATTGTCCTGTATTTGGTGCGTTATGTCTAATTCAAGAGATTCTGTAGATGTTTTGATCTTAGGCTTCATATCCAGAAAATCACCCAATTCTTTAGCTGCACGAATCATATTTCCACTATCTTCTTTGACTTTAGCTACCTCAATCGCATCCTTCATCGTATCTAATACAAATCCTTCATCAATTCCACGTTCATCTAGGACTTCTTTCATTTTGTCTTTAATCATTTGTTTCATTCCTTTAGTTTTTAATAATCTTTTTACGCTCCATATGGGCTTTTGATGGTCTGGCCTATACATTTGTCCCAGTTTTTCAAAATCTGGCGTTTTACCAGCCATTACATACGTTATATAGGCATCCAGTACATGGGTTGTTCTACTTCTTTGGAGTTCTTGGTCCATATAACTCTTTTTAGATACTGAACCGTAACTTCCAGTCTCATAATGGGGAAGAAACTCTAACTTTGCCTTCTTTGTCACCCATTGCTTACCATAGGGAAAGACCATCTCCACCCCTTTATCATATGCATTCCTTGCAATACACTCTGCAGTATACCCATCATCGGACTTTCCCCATTCCCCTGGAGTACATTCCTTCCAGTATTTAGCGGGATGAGGTGGATTATCCTTATATACGGGATAATTTACTGCTTTATAGTTATTCTTCTTCAGTTTCCTTGTTATCTCTATCATCAGCTAATTCGTACTTCCCTTTCAAAAAGGCCTTAAAACCTTCTTCGTCATCTTTAAAGGCTATATAATCGTTCTGCACCTTATCATGTATCATGAGTTGTTGCTGTAATTGCATTATCTCTGTATGCATCCCTTGTAAAATGTTCAGTATTTCTTTATTCGTTATCTTCTTTTTCGGTTTAACCATGTTTCTCCTCTACTAAGTCTATATAGACTTACTTACTTAACTAAATATATACTACTTAGTATCTCTGATACTAAGTAGGTGTCTTATATAGACTTCATCTTATATACTTAGTATATTAATAAAACACAACATCAATTTTTTTCAGGAGATAATCCTGTATTCATTTCTTCTATAGTGGTCATAATTTCTATTTGAGCTACAACAAAGTCATGCATATGCATAACCTTTTCATCTACGACTTCGCCCATAGCAACTTTGATCCATTTCTTCTTTTCTTTGTCAAAGTATTCCATTCTGTGTGCTTTACGTTTTTTTACCATATCCCTAATATACACCCTTTTTTAAAAAAATCCTAAAAAATTATTATAGAATGCGTGCACGTGGTAATATAACAATCTACCCCCCTTCATATTTTGATGACCTTTGTCTTTTTGGTTGAATTATTTTCACTAGATTAACTCTTCATACATACTAAGGTAAAATTCTAGTGATTAAGGGATAGTCTAGACACTTAAGACCAGTCAGAGTGATTAGGGATAGTTCCTAGGGCTTAAGGTATGAGAGTGATGAGGTAGTAGTCTTTAGATAATACACAACACTTAGTATAGAGTTAACTGATTAAGGACTAAGGTATATACAGACTAAAAGACTTTATCTTTATGATTGTGTGTTATACCATTTAGTTGCCTATGTAATAGGGAGCTTAGTATCTTTGGAATATGCTAAGTCTTAGGGGTGCCTGCTAAATGCGATATTTAAGAAACCTAGATATTAGGTGCAAGCCGAAATGGACACTATGGTGCAGTCCTATGAAAGATTAGCTCTTTGTCAGTATGATAACACACAATTTATAAAGACTTTGTTTTTTTGATAGTTCTACTATGCAATGTCGTGTTGCCTTGTGTATAGTGATATACATAGCCAGAGCAAAGGCCAAGATGGTCCCTTTGATAGTAGAACTCTTAAGTGCATAAAAGATTTTGTTTTTTTGATTGATTTAATTATCTTAGATTGTGAGGAGTTATAGCCTCATACTAGAGCAATGGAGCCGAAAAGGCTTGTTCTAGTCCACAAGGTGGATTTCACTAAGATAATTTTAATACCGACGTAATAATACACATTTAAAGTAACGACATTGTTGTGATAGATATATCACCATCCAGAACAGACGTGTTTATGGACAGCGTAAGGACTAGTGGATAACTATTTAGGTAAACCCTATCTAGGATAGGTTTCATACCCTAACTTTAAATGTGTATTATTTAAAGACTTTGTTTTTTTGATTTAATTATGAATAATAAAGGAGAGTAAAAATGAAAATGAATATTAATGCTTTTTCAA